CTTAAACGAAGATCTTGGGGAACAATCTTTAACCGGGCCAAGGCGCCAAAGTTCTCGCGGCTATCTCCCTCTGTTAGAGCACACTCACTAACTGAATTGACAAACAGATTAGCAATGACTGATCAAAATATTTGGAAATTCGACTACAATCCTAACGACTATCGTGGGCGTAGAGTTACTGGTACCTACCGGGCACTCGTTGATCATGCAGCTACATTAGGTGACTCCGAAATTGAAAACTTCGATTTTGACAAACTTGATGATAGTATTAGATTACCTATCATGTATGCCGTTATGTTGCATAATGATTGGAAGAATCTAGGTCAAGATCATCAGCCTACATTCGAGGAGTTTCGTACAGCTCTTGACCATCCTGACTTCGGTACGAAAGGTTGGTATGCTGGTATGGAAAAGCCCGAATTACTGGGTTTCTCACCGAAACCGATTCCTGCAGTTAAAACTCCCAACATTCCTGGATTTTCTCCTAATGTTGGAAAGGCTGTTGGTATATTAAACGACGGTTTAAACTATCTAGGCATGGACACTGACGCTGTTAGACAGCGCGCAGTTTCTAAAATGAAAGAAAGAATCAAAACGGCGTTTAGAAGCAGAGTTGGCAATCGTGTCTATGAAACTGTTTCTGGTAAACAAGGTGATGATGATGGTAATACAAAGACTAACTATAGTGGTGGAACTGTAGTCAACCCCACTGGTTTATCTTTAAATAACAAACCTGTTAGAGTAAGTTTTACTACTGGCATAGAAATTGGTGGTGAACCGAAATTCTATCTTGACGGTAAAGAAGAAACTTCACCTCTTATCATGAAGACTGGTTTACCAGGAGTTGTATCTGGTACCGCAGATGACACTAACTTATATCATGATCCACAGGTTTACGCTTGGCTCTCTGGGCCAATTACGAACACTTGGATTACTAAATTGCAATCTAAGCTCGTTTGGACCAATCAGATTAGAGATATCATTACAAACTCTAACGTTGTAAAGTATTTCAATTATCTGATTACTTCGTTATACATTTACTTTTTCTATACTAGCGTTATTGCGTACACTAGTGATAGTAGAAATAGAAATGCTGGTCTCTATCAGATACGACAGGCTATGACAGCTTCTGACTTTGTTGAACTGTCTCTGTTAAAGCTTAATCTTGAGCAAAGTCTTATCCCTCCATTTATTATGAAGATGTGTCACTACTTTAGTGGTAACTTCAAACAATCTATGGATCCGGGTTCGCCTCTAATCAAACTATTTCCTTGGGAAATGGTAAAGATTGGCGACACTAATCAATTTAGTGGTGTTGCTCCACAACTGACGTTTCCTGATGGTAATTCATACTCTATGCTTGAGTATGGTAATAGACTAATGCGCGACAGTACTGTTCGCGATATAACGGCTGTACTTGCACGTAGCTATCCTACTTGGATGGGACAAGAGCCTCTTGGTTATGAAAGTCTTCCTGAACATGATCCTGACTTCACGACTATGTTCAATAACATGACATACACTACAATGTCTTCAGGACACGCTGTAGAGCATCTACCTGAGGTAGCAAGCGCAGATGACATTATCTGCTTTAATACTTACTCTGACGCACCTGACGGTTGGATTACTGCTATGCTAAGTATAAGAGATACTTCAGCTGGTGGTAAACAAGGACCTGGATTACTGAATCCCGTTTTACCTAGAACAGACAGTAACGATTTAGTTACTATTATATCTGATCATGGTACTCAGGGGAAATCTACTGAATTTGTATACGCTTCAAACGGTAATACTACCGGTTGGTGGCCATCAAGTATAGACAGAGATTTCCTAGGCTTAATATGTAATACATACGAAGCTGGGTACACTGGTACTGGTTCTACCAAATTTCAGAAGTTTGGTACTGGTCGTCTTAACTTTGTAAACAGACAAATTATTATACCTCGTGTTTTACAGATGTTAGAATTAATCTATATATCAGATCTTGATGATATGGTTAACCCTACATCTGAAGGAGGTAGAAAAGGTGGCGGTATGAGTAAGCGTTCTGGTGGTAAACGCAAAGGCAAATCTCGCGGTCGCAAGAATAATGCCAAAGACAAGTTTGAAGAGAAGAAGGTCGAAGTAAAGAAGGAAACAAAAGACTTAGACTGGTAATATCTTCATTGTTTAGCTTCATTTATCATTTTTATGAATTCTGCAAACCTTCTAAAGACTCCGAACGATGAGTACTTTAATGGTATTCTAACCGATGGCGAATTTAGAAAGCTTTCCATCATTCTTAATAATCTTACGACAGGAAGAGACCAAGTTTTAATCACACCCGTTGGAGAACGTGTTGGACCTGATGTCTTGTTTGATGAGTGGATGAAGATCTTCGATTCGAACCGCGATAAGATGAATGATGCTTTGATCGAAATAGAGGAATCTCAATTTTCTAAGTTTGGTCCGCGTTCTATCGCCAAACCTTACAAGGACATTGAAGAAGTGGTTTTGAGTAGCTTTACACCAGCTTCTCATCCCTGCGAGCACTTATCTGGTTTACCACCCAGATCCTCAGATTGTAATAAACTGCGACCGATTTCAGTTGACAATTCTTTACGATATGTAAAACGTAGTACTAATTCCGGTCTAACTAAGTTAGCTAAGAAAGGAAAGGTTTTGGATGAGACTCCATTAAACCAGATACTCTCTGAGTACGAATTGAATTTACCGTGTGTACCGTTCATCAGAACACAAGAGAATGAGAAGACGCGTCTTGTTCAAGGTTTCCCTATCTCAGATATTATAAATGAAATTCGTTATTTCAGACCTTTGTTCGAATACTATCGTAAACTTCCGTGCTACGCTGCCATGAATGGGCCTGAGCAGGTGAACACTGCAATGACTAAGCTAATCTCCGAAGCTATTCGTCTAGGTCAATCATGCGTGTCAGGAGATATTGAAAACTTTGACGTAGGTTTTAAAGTTCCACTTCAAGCTAAATGTTTCGATGAAATGGCTTCTTTAATTCAGCCTGCGTACCGTAAGGATCTCAGATCTATTGAGTGGAGATTTGGTCACAAAGGACTAGTATTGCCAGACTATGTCATAGAAGGACCACATGGTATTCCCTCTGGATCTCAGTTCACTAATTTGGTTGGTAGTGTTGGAAATCGCAAAGTTTGTAATCAGCCAATTGAGTTGATGCAAGCTCTTGGTGATGACTTCGTTACTGTCTCACATAATCCAGATGAAATCTTCAGGAGATATGAAGACTGTGGACTGTCACTAAACGTGAGTAAAACAAGTATTCATGATGATTACTTCATCTACCTACAAAACCTCTTTCATCCTGATTACATGGAAGACGGTGAAATCAAAGGGGTTTATCCATCTTTCCGAGCTCTTGAAAGAATGACATTCCCTGAAGGATTTTCGGACTTCAACGTGTTCAACTTGACTGGTAAAGATTTCTTTGCCATTCGCAGTCTTAGCATTTTGGAAAATTGCAAATACCATCCGTTATTTGAGGAGTTCGTCAAATTCTGGCTTAAGTATGATAAGTACAAAATCCCTTCACAACAAAGTATCGCTGAGTATGCTAAGATGCTCGACGAGACTACCGGGTCTCCGG